GTTGTCGAAGGTGCTCCCGAAGAAGAGCCTGTCCATGTTCGAGATGTCGAAGATGGTGAGCGCGCACTTGAAGTGAGTGACTCGGCGGCTGTGACCTCCTCGGAGTGAGCCAATAAATAAACCTTCAAGGTCGTACCTCTCGATAGTGGCAGACAACGAGATTAAACAATGCACAGGGGGTTCCAAAGGATTTTTAAGCGTAACGGTGCGCAGGTAGCCTATACAGGTTACCCGTCTTTCGCTTCGCACTTGCGCGGTATATCTAGTAAAAGCGGCGCTTATATTGACACAGAGACAGCACTAGGATTAACTACGGTTTATGCTTGTGTGAGTCGTATCGCGTCAACTATTGCACAGTTGCATTTAGATATAATGAGACGCAATGAAGATGGGGTAATGAAAGCCACGGCACACGTAGCGCAAGACCTTATCAGCCAAGAACCCGAACCCGGTTATACAGCCTTCGACTTTTGGGAGACGTATATCAGCAACGTTCTAATTTACGGAAAGGCCTATGCAATTATCAAGCGGCTACCTAATGGCGACCCGTATGAGCTTTGCTTAGTCAACCCAAAGAGCGTCAAGCAAAAGATGGTTGATAGCGATATTGTTTATGACATTAAAGACCATGGTATTTACTTCCATGCGGATATGTTAATTACTTGCAACCTGTACGGGCAAAGTCCGATAGAGTTGCACCGCGAAATGTTAGGACTGGCCAAGGCAGCGCAGGACTTTGCTGCGGAGTTCTTTGGTAGCAGCGGAAACATGACGGGCATACTGTCAAGCAACGAGCCGCTAAAGAAAGAACAGATTGATATTATAAAGGATAGCTGGAACAATAGCGGCGATCAGCTAGGCACTAAGCTGCTGCCGTTTGGATTTAGTTACAACCGCATTGCCGTAGATCCTGAAAATGCAAGTTTGACGGAGCAGCGAGATTTTATGAATCAAGAGATTTGCAGGATTTTTGGCGTGCCTCCTTCCATGGTTGGCGTACAGTCAAACGTCACTTACAGCAACACGGAGCAGCAAGCCATTCAGTTTGCGAAGTATACTATTGTTCCATGGACGCGCAGGCTAGAGCAAGAAATGAATTGCAAGCTGTTAGCACCTGACGAACGTCCTACGCACTTTACTAGGTTTGATTTAAGCGATCTATTGCGAGGCGATAGCGTGAGCCGTGCGCAGTACTATGACACTTTGATAAAAGCGGGCGTAATTAGTATTAATGAGGCAAGGGCCGCTGAAGATTTAAACGAAGTAAGTGGGGGTTCCGTTCACACTGTGCAAGTCAATCAGATTGCTTTAGATCGTTTAGAGAAGTACAGCGATAAAGTTAGCAGCGATGGCGTTTGATAAATACCCTAATTTAATGAAACAAGAAAAGAAAAGCAGCGACACAAAGGCACTAGCCGAGCAACGTGATCGCCTTGGTACACTAGACGGCGAGCCAGTATTCAGCACTGTGGATGAAGCTTTAGAGCAAGCACAACGGCAAGGCTGCGAAGGATACCACACGCACGAGTTTGAAGGTCAAACAGGTTACATGGCTTGCGAATCGCACGAAGTAGCTACAAACGGCAAGGACAAAAAAAAGCCTTATCGTAATGCAGAAAAGCACCAGCAAGAAATTCGTGCACAGTACGGCGAGAACGTCGAACTAAGAACAAGCGAAGTGCGAGCCGCTGGAGATGACGCTCTAGTTATCGAAGGCTATGCTGCAAACTTTGAGCAGGTTACAGACCTAGGATATTTCAAAGAACAGATTGCACGCGGTGCATTTGATGAGGTTATGCAAGATGACGTGAGGCTATTGCTGAATCATGACGGCGCACCGATGGCACGCACCAAGAACGGCACGCTAGAGTTAAGCGTTGACGAGAGCGGCTTAAAGTATCGCGCGGCATTGGCAGATACGCAAGACGGTCGCGACCTTTACAAACTTATAAAGCGCGGCGATATATCACAAAGCTCTTTCGCGTTTACAATACAGGATCAAGAGTGGAACGAATCGCGCACCATTCGCACGGTTACAAAGATGGCGCGACTACTAGACGTGTCGCCCGTAACGTATCCAGCGTACCCAACTACTACGGTAGCGGCTCGCAATATGGCAGAGGTCAAGGCTGAGCCAGTACAAGAAACTGAAACGAAATCAGAGGTAACAAACGAAAAGAACGAAGTACGTACCTTTGCTACAATAGCGGACAAACCCGCAAAACTTTTAAAGAAAATGAATTTTAGAAACTCAACAGACGCGGCCCGCTATATCAGCCAACTAGAGGCAAAGCTCGCTAACGTCAACGACCTCGCAGAAACCGAGGAAAGAGCGCTCACTTCTGAGGAATTGGAAGAGACGCAAGATATCCACTCAAAGCTTGAAGCCGCTGAACAGCAGCGCGATGCATTGTCCAAAAACGAGTCACGCCTAAAGCGTCTTGCAGTTGCAGCCGATGCAGTTGTACGAAGCGATAAGGAAGTGCTTAAGGCCACGGCACAGTTTGACTTAGGCAAGGCTTTACGCGAAGCAGCACAAGGCGGTGTAACAGGATTGGAAAAGGAAATTGCACAGGAGGCACGAAACGAAGCGTCTGCCTTAGGCTTAGGCTTGCGCGGTGACTTTGCTATCCCTCAGTCAATGCTGAACGAAGCACGTAACGTGTACGGTGTTGATGCTGGGGCGGCTGGTGTAAATGACGCAGTGACAACAGTAGCGACCGAGGTAACTGCTTTGGTTGGTGCTTTGCGATCTAACTCTTTGCTAGCTGCAACAGGAGCAACGCAGCTAAATGGTTTTGTTGGTGATATTAAAATGCCATCACTTCCAACCGATGCGGCTGAAGAGCCAGCTGAAGCGGCAGGAGTTACAGGCAACACAGGTGCAATGGGTCAGCAGACTCTAAGCCCCCAGCGTATCGCCCAGCAAATGATTGTAACTAAGGAAGCTATCAACCAAACTAACGGCAACATGGCCGAGGTTATTGCTTCTGACTTCGGGCGATCCATTGCTAACGTACAGGATAAGATTGCTTTGCTTGCTGTTCACGGAATCGGTGGCGCTACTACTTTGGCAGGCGGCACGGGTACAGTTGTGAAGGGTACTGAGGTTGATACTAATGACTTGCAAAAGACAGCAGCAGTTGACTTGCGCAACTTATGGAGCGAGATCACAGCAAACGGCGCAGAGAACAACACGCAGTTCGTAATGCATCCGACTGCTATGGCTGAGTTGATGGGATTGGCAAACGTTGCAAGTGTTAGCTCATTAATTGAGAACGGGCAGATGTTTGGCTATAACATCCTAACAAGCGGATCAGTTCCATCTATTGACGCGGGTGCGGTATTTGCCTCACAGCTTATTCAGGGAGGTGCAGACGTTGCACTTGGAGCAGCTACGGGATGGGACGCTTTACGCTTCTGTTACTATGGTGACTGGTCAGATATGTTCTATGCTAATTGGGGAGGACTCGACGTAACTGTGGATCCGTTTAGCGGAATTTCAGCAGGTACAGTCAAGATTGTAGTCGATACTTTCTTCGATGCTAAGGTGCGACGAGCAGGATCAATTGGAGCGTTGCCATTCGCAGCAGCTAAGATACTGGGCGCTGACTCGTAATAGTTAAATACTTAATAGAAAGGGGAGGCTTCGGTCTCCTCTTTTTTTTGTCCTTATTTTAGCCATATGTACTATACTCTTGAAATTACAGGCACGGCATCTGAGGCTAGCATTGTAAGCACGGCAGACCTCAAAACCTTTTTGCGTGTTGACCACAGCGACGAAGACACTTTAATCGAAGCGCTACGAAGCGCCGCCATTGAATACGTGCAAAACTATTGCAACTTGCAACTCGGTGACTTGCCTGCTGTCATGTACTTGGATAATTTTCAAGGTATGTTTGAAGTGCCTATTGGTCCTGTGGCTAGCATTATAAGCATCACATACAACCCAACGGCAAGCACAACAAGCACGCTGCCGACAAACCAATACTATGCCGACCTCAAGCGAAAGCCGGCACGCATTAGCATTGTATCACCGCCAAGCGTTTATGAATACATAAGTAATGGCGTACAGGTCAACATGACGCTAGGTTATGCCGAGGGTTCTATCCCTGACGGGTTACTGCACGCGGTAAAATTATTAGTAGCGAATTATTATGAAAATCGAAATATTGTTGTAGTAGGTACAATAAGTAGCCAAGTGCCTAACATGATACACAGCTTACTTAATCCATACCGTGTAATTTCAGATCGATGAGAATAGGGCAAAGCGACAGGAGAATAACGATACAACGTTACACGACGAGCACGAATACATATGGCGAGCGCGTGCAGACTTACAGCACGCTAATTACTGTATGGGCGGAATTGATGAAGAACGGAATCGGCATGACCGAGCGCATTGTAACGGATCAGGATATGCCTGTGCAGCGTGTAAAGTTTAAGATACGCAGCAGCGCTGCCAGCCGTGGCGTCAAGGCTGATGACCGAGTGCTGTACAATTCTAAGTTTTACAATATCCAGGGCATTGAAGAAATAGGCCGAGAAGACCAGCTTGTTTTGTTTTGCCAAATATCCGGTACGTAATGGCGCAGCAGCATATTCACGCCAATACCACGCCGCTGGTTAAACAGTTTGACGCACTGCGAAAACAGGTATCCGATTTAAAAGTGCAAAAAAGAATACACAGAGCTTCTGCTGCGGTTATAAAAAAGGAAATGCTTGGTAACATAAAGGATGCACGGGAAACTATTCGCATCCGCAGAGGCAAAAAAGCAAAGGTTGATATTAAGCCTGGCACTCTGCGCAGATCAATAAAAGTATGGTTGATTGACAAACAGCACAGTACGTATTGGGTTGGGCCGCGTGTAGGACGCAGAGCGCCGAAAGACGCAGACGCATGGTTTGCCAATATTGTAGAGGGCGATGACCAATTTATAGAGGGCAACAACAGAAATAAAGGCGTATTTTTTAAGTCAATATCGCAGGCAGCACCTAAAGCTTACCAGTTAATGCGAAAAAAATACGAGTTTCAAATCAATAAGGTTGCACGTAAAAAGAATAAGTGATGAACGTAGGCAAAGCAGTATATGGTATTTTAAGCAGCACAAGTGCTGTTACGGATATAGTCAGCACAAATATATTCCCTGAGATAGCAGAGCAAGAAACAGCCACGCCGTTTATTGTTTACCAATTGCAGGGCGTTGCACCCGAAGACACGCACGACGGACCGTCTAAGTTAGATGAAGTGCGCATGGAAATTATTTGCTTTTCTGACAGCTATAACGGTGCAGCCGACTTAGCTGACAAAGTGCGCGGTGCATTGGATCGCGTGAGCGGTACATACAACGGCGTGAACGTCGAGTCTGTACAGTTTAACAACGTTGACATAGAGATTGAATATGACCCGCGCCGTTACTCACAGGTCACGACATATACCTTTCGCATAAAGCGCGATAACATAACCATTGCAGCAGGCACACCAGTAACAGGTGCAAAGCTTGGCGATCTATCTGACGTTGATGTAGCGGGCGTCAGCGATGGCCAATTTATTAAGTACGTAGCAGCAGAGCAGGAATGGCAAGCGGCTAACAGTGCAGGCTCAACAACGTTAGCGGCTTTGACTGATGTTAATCTTACAGGCTTAGGCAGTAAAGACGTAATTAACTACAACAGCACAACGGGCAAGTGGGAGCCTGTTAATTTTTTAAATGTGCTTTACACCAATCTAAAGACAGGGGTAAGTACTACAATAAATGACGGTGCAAATACCAACAGCGCTTTAGAGTTAGGCGCAACAACGGCAAAACTAAAGACGGGCATTAGCGAAATACTTATAACAGAAACTAGCCCCGGCGATATTGATTTTATAGTAGCGACAGACGGCAGCGGCACGACTGCATACACAGCGCTTAATATTGATGGATCAACCTCAGCAAACGAAGCTATTTTAAATATACCTGTTGGCACGCAGCTACATATAAAGAGCGCAACGCATTATGCTTATCTGCGATATTCAGGCGGTGCTAACGCCTCGTTAAGTTTGCCAACTAGCTCAGGCACGATAGCACGAACAGCAGACATTGCACTTGACTCAGCGGTCGCAGCAAACACCGCAAAGACAGGAATAACGTCAGGGCAAGCCTCGGCGATTACCGCAAACACTGCAAAAGTTAGTTACACCGATGCAAGCGCTGTTGCTGCAAACACTGCAAAAAAATACTTATCCGTCAGCAGATGCAACAAAGTTGGCTGGGATTGAAACAAGCGCAGACGTAACAGACGCAGCAAACGTAGCGACAGCAGGCGCATTGATGGCGGCAACCGCACAACTTACAGGTGACCTAGACACGCAAGCCAACGAGATAAAGACCACGACAGCTAACGGCAATATAATTGTAGCGCCTAAAGGCACGGGCGTGCTAGAAGTTAAAGGGGACACCAACAGCGCGGCAATCATTTTGAACTGCGAAGCAAACACGCACGGCGTTACTATACAGTCGCCAGCGCACTCAGCGAGCGCAACCTACACTTTGACTTTACCAACAAGCGCAGGATCAAACGGCCAAGCATTAACAACTAACGGATCGGGAGTTCTTTCGTTTGCAGATGTAAGCAACAACGCGGGCACAGTTACGAGCGTAGCAACTGGCACAGGATTAAGCGGCGGAACAATTACGGGAAGTGGTACGATTGCGCTTGCAAACACAGCGGTAACGGCGGCGGCATATACGAACGCGAACATAACCGTAGATGCACAAGGCAGGATTACAGCGGCAGCAAACGGAAGCGCTGGAGGTGTTACATCTGTAAATAGTTTAACGGGCGGCTTGACGCTTACAGCGGGCGCTAACGTCACGATAACAGATAACGGAAGCGATACAGTCACAATTGCAAGCACCGGAGGCGGCGGCGGTGGATTGACAGCGGTAACTGGTACAGCACCGATCACAAGTAGCGGAGGGAATACGCCTGACATTGCAATCACGGCAGCGACAACAGGCGCCGCGGGTTCAATGAGCAGTGCAGACAAAACCAAGCTTGACAACATCACCACCAATTACGCAACAAACGCGCTTAACACGGGGCAAAATATCTTGATGACTGCGACGATATCAGCAGCAGATGACAAAATTATTGATGTGATGGGTAATGCCTTAGCCGCGAGAGATAACGCCAATGCAAAGAAACTAATTGGTTTTCACACCGGAAGCAATCAAGTTGTTTTGCAAGGGATGGTAGATGCAGGCGGGGCAATTAGCGGATCGGCTGCGGGCGCACCTCTTTGGCTTGGCGCAGCGGGTACATTTAGCGCGACAGCACCAACAACAGCAGACGAATACTCAAGGGTTGTCGGTTACTATATTGGCGCGATTGGTTCAGCATACGCAGTTTACTTCGACCCATCAAAAGATTGGGTGCAAATAGATTCATAATATGGGAGAAATTTCAGGAGTCCCAACAGAGGACATTAATAACGTCGATGGGTTTTTTACTACGCAGGGCGGAGGCGGTACAGCAAGCACTACTCCAACCCTAAGCACGATACCGGATATTTATGGAGCGGTTCAAACCGTAACCATTACTAACTACGCTTCATACACGCAGCCAACGGTAAATGCTTCTGTATTTATTGGAGGAACTGAAATTGTCAGCAATGCGAATGTAACGGAAACGAATGGCGTTTTAACGTGGACTGATACAAACGCCAGCACTTCGACAAGAACCGTAAAAGTGCGGGTGCAGGAGTTCGGCGATTTTGTACAATCCGCAGAGGTAACAGGCACTTATGATAAACTGCCGGCAACTTTTCGATATTTCAAATGCGTTGGAGTTGATTCTTCAGGCAGCCCCAGCAGCTTACATATGGCTATTAGGGACTGGAGATATACAAGCAGCGGCACAGATTACCCTAGCGACATGACAGCCAACAACGCACCAAGTCCATTTGTGGCAAGTGCGGGCCATACGTTCGGCGGTTCTACTAGTAGGTATGCACCCTACAAAGCCTTTGACTCAACGACCTTCACATGGTGGTGGTCACTTACAACTTCAACCGCAAACAATTATTTAATTATTGACATGGGTGCAAGCTATACAATGAGCAGCGGCACTATTCAATTTTATAGCGGTTCAAGTATTCGTTACGTTACCATTAGCGGAAGCACCGACGGCACAAATTACACAGTGATTAATGACACTTTACAGATTAATTTAACGAACGCAAACATGATTATAATCTAATGCAATACACTCAAGAACAAATTGAAGCGGTTGTTGCGGTCACAGGCGCGGAGCTTTTTATTAATCACGTGCTGGGCATATACTGCGAAGCCGTTTTCGTTGGGATGCAATTGAGCCACGATGCGGACGGATTGACGCAACAAGATATAGAAGCAATAGAAAGTTTAATGCCTTAAACGATTATTGATTAACTTGCACCTATGAAAGTAACATTGTTGAAGGCGTGCAAGCTAGAGGGTAACAGCTGGAAGAAAGGCGATCAACCTAGTGTGCATCCGTTATTTGCAAATGAGCTGGCTGCAAAGGGTTATATTGCGGCTGAAAACGATATTGAATTAAAAGAACAAGACGAAGATGGCGATATTTAACGGCACAGATTTAGGCGT